TGAGACCGGTTATATCCCCGTCTAAAATAATTGTTTCGGAAGTAGTATTTCCATTCAAAGCTATCTGATGAAGATTACTCGCGATGTTAGATAAAAGACCACCATCACCAACGAATGAATCTGCTGTGACGTCACCGTACACGTGTACATTAATTGAATTCGATGTATCTGGTATCAATTCGGAATCATCGGGTGAACTCAATGTATGACTTATAATGAACTCATTGCTCGCACCCCTGTAACCAAACGCTACGTTCGAATCACCTTGATATACTAAAACAATGAGACCCGTATCCAGCGACGAAGTCGTATTGTTTGCACCCAAAGCCAATATGGGATCTTCTACGAGTAAATTCTGTGTGGAAAGATATGTCGTATTTCCCCGAACTTCCAGATTTCCATAAATGAGTGTGTCCTTGGAAACTGTGAGACCACCAGTAAACGTAGCATCATCCCCATAGAAATCGACACCTATGATGTCGTCATCCGCGAGGATATCACCCGCGACATGAAGCATGCGTTGAGGCGTGGATGTATTTACACCAACGTTACCACTCGTGACCATCGAAAGTGTGTTAGACATGGTGATAGTTCTATCCGTCGAGTCACCATACTCAGTAACGTGTTGAAGTGAGATGTTCGATATACCACCACCATCACCGGTAATGATTCCCGTAAATACGGGACTCTCGATGTTCGCCTTGAGAGCCAAATTTGATTGCATCTCTTCCCGTATACTTATAGTGTTCGCAGCCATCTCACCACGAATAATGGTTACATTCGACTGTAAATCACTTCGTAATGTGACTGTGTTTGCGGCCATTTCGCCACGAATTGTAATGACATTTGCTGCCATCTCGCTTCGAAGGATGGTTGCATTTGATTGGAGGTCCGTTCGAAGTTGAAGTGTATTTGCAGTCATTTCACCTCGAATGGTTACAGTGTTTGCAGCCATCTCGTCGCGTAAAATGGTCGCATTTGATTGGAGGTCCGTTCGAAGTTGAAGTGTATTTGCAGCCATTTCACCCCGAATGGTTACAGTGTTTGCGGCCATCTCGTCACGTAAAATGGTCGCATTTGATTGGAGGTCCGTTCGAAGTTGAACTGTATTTGCAGCCATCTCGTCGCGTAAAATCGTCGCATTTGATTGGAGGTCCTCGCGTAATTGTATCGTGTTCGCAGTCATTTCGTCACGTAAAATGGTCGCATTTGATTGAAGGTCTTCACGTAATTGTATAGTGTTTGCAGTCATTTCGTCGCGTAAAATGGTCGCATTTGATTGGAGGTCCTCACGTAATTGTATTGTGTTAGATTCCATTTCACTTCGGATAACATCTAGGTTTGCAGATAAATCAGTATCTTGTACGACATTTGATAAAAAAGAACCATCCCCTATGAAACTATTTGCTGTAACATCGCCATACACGCGCATCTGAATGAGGTTCGATGTATCCGGTGTGATGAATGTATCCGATGCCGAATTTTGTGTGTAACCAATGATATATTCATTGCTTGATTCAATATATGACGCCGTAACATTTGAACCGGGGCGTGTCATGATGAGACCCAAATCAAAAACAAAATCATCATCTGTATTATTTTCACCCAACTCGATGATGGCATCTTTTACACGCAGATTTTCTGTCGAAATCGAAGTTGTCTGACCGACGACTGTGAGGTTACCTGCTATGTATGTGTCGCCACCGACAGATAATTCGTGTTGTGGATTTGTATTGGCTATACCCACATTAGACGCAGTGATGAAACTAGTTGTGGTGTTCATAAATTGCAAAGTTTCCGTGGTTGAATTTCCAGTTTCAGACACACCCTGTAAATTTAAACCGATTCCACTATCTACGACTTCTTTTGTGGTTACATCATAACAAATTACATTTGAGTATAGTGAATTATTTAGTCTAATAGGAGACACATATAACCCAGCTTCTGGTGCACGTATCACGTTCGAAGACGCATTAATTATTATGGTGTTCATAGCTTGTTCATCAGGAACATGCTTACCTATCCTGATCCTCTCGGATTTTTCGATAGTGTTAAGGTTTTTCACCATTTATATTAGTTCTCATTTTATTTCTGTCCAACCCGACTTCTTATATACATAAAGTGTATCATTTTCGTTGTCATACACCATTAGACCGGGTGTCGGTTTCTGTATACTTTCCATTTCGCTGTGAGACATACGAGGTAAAAGTAAACCACCCGTTGTCGATTGAAGTGTTAATATAGCCGATGGATGTCCCTTGTGTGTTCCAAGTGCCAATTTTCCATTTGCATCCAATGTCATATTAACCTTCATATCACCAGATGTATCCCGAGTCTTAAATGCTATACCACCAGGATTACCCGATGTAGTACCATTATTTGCCTTTGCATAACCGTTAATTTCAGCTAGATTACTTAAAGATATTCCATCCGCTTCCCCAATTCTGGATGTTAATTTAGGTGTACTACGTGTAATGATTCGCGAAGCCGTAACATCGTTGTGTATGTTTAGTGGTAGATTTGTCTCGTTCGAGCACGATAACACGTGTGTGAAAGAAATATTTGATATGAGAGAACCATCACCTTCAAGTGGTGCGTTTTCGATAGTTGTAATTCTCTCGCGCATATCTGGAAGATCTTTAATATCTTCCATAGTTTGTTCGAGTATCGATGTAGTTTTACTAACCAGTACTTCAAGTGGTTCAATCCGGTGTAATTCTTTGTATACATGTTTAAACTGTAAAAGTTGTTGTTTGATTTGCTGTAATTCATTAAATCGCAAGATTGTCTTTTCCAAATCTATTATTCTAGATGTATTTTCATGAACACATGGAACTATCTTTTTGGTATCATGAATGATTGGTATAGACGTTTGAATAGCAGCCACATCTTTACTTAAACGTTCTATTTCGGGTAGATTATGTATACTCGCCTCTATGTTATTTATCCTTTTTTCACACGTAGATATTCTGGGTATATTCGTTTCTAGTTTGAAAGTGCGTGGGTTCAAAGTGGATAACGCTGTTTCGTGCATTGACGCGTTTTTTTCAAGCGTATCAATTCGTGGTAATTCTACCCGAAGTTGGTCAATTTGTTTTTGTAGAAATGGAATGTCTTTTTCAATTGGTTCAAAACGTGGTATATTTGATTCCAATTTTGATACTCGTACATTTGTCGCATCAACATCAGTTATTTTGGCGACCCCATTGAGTGTAGTGCCATCTCCATGAAAAGATGGAGCGATAATTTTTCCATCTGCGTTTATATTTCCTTTCGTGTGGATACGGTTATTTACATACAACGATCTCCCGACATTTATGTCATTTGATACATCTAATGTGTTAAAATAATCATTAAAATCTGTGATTTGGTCGATTGTAATGTTAGACAGGAGTCCACCATCGGCCTTGAGTTCACCGAGTATTTGTAGATTTTCCACAACTTCACCTATGTCAACATTTAGATCATACTGCACATTAGATAGTAAACTTCCGTCACCTATGAAGTATTTCGCTTCGATGGACCCGTCTATTTTTGTGTTCGCGTTAATGGATAAACACCCCTCACTCTTCGTGTGCATGAGTTGTATACCGTGTATGTCTACACCCACATTTTCAGTGGGTTTACACCCTTCACCTATTTGTAATATAGGTGTATATACGTGTTCTTCGTTTATTGTCGTGAGATTTAACACGTCTAAATTTTTTACTTGTAGTTCGTCGAGTTTTAGTTTTGTGCCTCCTATATCGACGATTTCCTTCGTGATCGAATCATACGCAAGTAAGTTCGATGCACTCGCATTACGTATTGGACTTATGTATAATCCGCTGTGTTTGATATCACGAATCTTGTTTTCTGAGGCATTAAACACAATGGAGTTTCTGGGCTGCTCTGAATCAACGTATCGCCCGAGGCGCACCATATCAGTAGGCTGATTCACACCGGAATTCTTAACCATTTAATATACTATTGTATTTTAATTCGCGTATAGTAAACCGGCCATGCCATTTTCAACTCTCAAAATGTTATAGTTAACCGCATATATAGGGTGTGTGATTGGTAAAGTCTCACTTATAATTTTTACATTATCGAGACGACTAAAGTTTAGCGTACCTGTGGGCTGTAAAGAACTTGTTAAGAGACAGAAACAATACATAAAGAAATCCGGGGAAGTCACATAATTCGTGTGATAATAAGCCATGACGTCTATGTAATGTGGTTTCGCCCACTTAAAATTTCCTATATCAAGTCCATTTATGTTTAATTTAACTCGGTTTGATATGGATGTAAGTGCACCATTGGATGATGTATCCGAAGAGGCGATATATTTAACTGGATGACTAAATATGAGTTCTTGATCCAATTCACCCGATGGTATGTTTTTTTGCACTTGTGTGATGAGCATTTCGTGATTACGAGAAACTATATTTCCGCGCTCTTCGTTGTCGAGATAGTAATAATTCGCATACAAATCATAATTATAGTTTCCGACGGCGTTCCCCCAGTGAATTCGTATTTCTACGTTATGATAATGCAATGCCACGAGTGGAAGTGCGCATTGAGGACCTTCACAAAAGAAAAATCGAAGTGGATAAAAGTATGATTTAGAGCTTATACCTGGATGTGGACCGTTTGAGCTCTTAGACACATTCTGCGCAAATGTATCTATAGCAATTTTTTCTGTAAACACTGAATCTTGAGAATCGATGAGATGTCCCCCTATGTATAGTTCAATTTTATCTATCACTTGAGTCCAGTCTGTTATGTCTATGGATTGATTGTTATCGTCTACTGTGATATACAAGTATCCAAGCATATCACCAGTTTTGTCGAATTTTACGGATGTCATAGCGTTATTTTTCACATTACCCTGCATGAGTTGTTTCTCTACGGACTGTGAAAAATTTGAATGCCGTTTGAATGTCGACGTGAAGAATGATATCTCTGGTTCACCCATGATGTGTTCATCTTGGGCACCTATGGCTATCAATTGCACGACTCCCGCCGACATTTATAATACATAAAGGTAAAAAATACACGTACCTAGCGCCCCGATTCAATGAAGGGCAAATTCTTATTCTTGCAAACAAATTTGAAAATAAAAAAGTTATCGGTGCCATCACTTGTCGTGACCCCGTTTTCATCTCTAAGAGTAAAGCTTAACCTGTCCACCTTTCTAATTGGTGTCATATATTGTGTGGTGACGTCATAATCATCCTTAAATATGATTGGATTTGACCCGTCCTGTATCACCGTACCGAACCCCCTGTTAAGTACGGTCATGTCCCCTTGACCACCGTACACATTAGACGTTCTTTGGGAATAATTCGTATTCAATTCATCCACTGAGATATGGCATACATTGGAGCCGGCTGCATCGATACGAGCCACCAAAAGACGAGCCTGTACGATGTTTTCGATTGGTTGCGTCAAGTGCACAGTGAAAGTGTTTTTGCTATCTTGACCGATGGTATCGACCGAGATGGTATGATACTCGTATTCAAAATCTGGTAAAACTTGCCGAACCGTATTCACAGTAGTCATTACTAATACATTATATTAAAGATCCGCCGATTCCACCGATAATCTTCGCGTCCGCGCTTTTCTTGACGAATTCTTGGTCGCCACAGATACCACCTGGAGTCAAAGACTTGGTGTAGTACGCGGATTCTTTCGAACCTGGTACACATTCAATCTTGTGTTCCAAATCAAAAATGGATTCGACAGCGCCTTCGGGGGCGACTTCAAGATTGATTGGTCTGGGCTGGTAACCACTTCTTCGTTGGGGGAACATCACCATCAACGCCGAGAGGAGTGCGCATATCAAAGCAATCGCCTTAAGGGTGTTTCGGTTTGTGGCGTTGAGTTTCATCATTTATTATGTATGCAATATTTTTTATAAAGTGCGTTAAAGAATTTGAATTAGTTTCAAAGTACAGAGTAATGGACGGAGAAATATCACTCGACCGGAGCGTTGGGAATGTCATGAAGCTTGATGACAATGAACAGGCGTTGATGGATGAGATTGAAATTGAGGCGCCCCGTCCACGCTCTTCACGACGCGTCCCACAGCCGACGGTATACAAACCACAACCACAACCACAACCAACGATGCAAGAAGACATCGATGCGTTTGCCAACCCGACTAAGCAGTCGGCTCCACCACAACACCAAGAAGAACCCGTTGATTACGGCGAATACGACGAAGAAGAGATGGAACAGCCACAGTACATGCAAGGTGATTATGCGATGCAAGAAGAAGAGCGACCATCGCCTGGGTATAAATCCATCGACGAAGAGAAGGCAGACCTTGTCAACAAACTTGGTCGTCTCGAAAAGAAGGGGTTTTCGGTGAACAAACGACTCAATGTATACTCGAACGTTGACGATTTGCGTACGGAAGTGAAGCGAATCACGTATAGCATTGACGTCGACCGCTCTATTAAGTTCTCTCGTCGTATGCTGATTGCGTGTGTGACCGGTCTCGAGTTTTTGAATAAGAAATACAACCCATTCGAAATACAACTTGAAGGCTGGTCCGAAAATGTAATGGAAAACGTCGACGACTACGATGAAGTATTTGAAGAGTTATACGTCAAGTACAGGACGAAGATGCACGTTGCTCCAGAAGTCAAGCTCATCATGATGCTCGGTGGTTCAGCGATGATGTTCCACTTGACGAATAGTATGTTCAAGTCAGTCATGCCCAATATGAATGATATCTTGAAGCAAAATCCAGGACTCGTTCAAAACATGGTCGATGCCGTGAAAAACACGACGCCAAGAAGTGCTATGGACGCCCCATCGAGCGAACCATCGGGTGGTAACCAGTACGAAATGAAGGGTCCAGGCGTCGATATTTCAAGTTTGATGGGTAACATTATGATGCCACCTGCACCACCTATGTCTACCACGGCACCGGAACCCATTCCATCGATTGACGATGACGACGATGATGCGATTTCGGACATCGTCGAAGGTCCAGCCGATGATGACGAAGAGGAGAGCGATGTCAAAGAAGTGAAAGTGTCGACCACGACAAAGGGTAAACGTGGTCGTAAGAAGAAGTCAGTAGAAATAAATTTGTAAACATAGAGTATAAATGATAGGGTACTGTCCCCTTGAGGAAGAACCGCCACCCAGGCTTCCTCGGATGTATGCGCCATCTACCGGATCTCGCCCTTCTTCCAGAGGAGAGACTCGCACAGAAGACACTGAAACGAATTACGTCGTTTTGTTCTTTATCGCGGGTGTGGTCGCACTCGCCGCGATGGACGCCATTAAGAAGTAAACGAACTATTTTTACCATTCGCATATCATGTGACTGGTAAAAACAGATTAATTTAAGCGTTTTCAAGTTCATCGACCATTTCTCGTAGTTCATTTATAGCCGCGACCGTGTATGCTATGATACCCACGTAATCGAGTTTTGCGTGTTCTTCACCCCAATCTTCGTAATTGGGTTCATTCTTTGTTTCATTTGGTTTTGCATCTTTACCGAGTTCGACGAGGTGTCTCAATTCGGGGGCATCGTAATAGATGTCTTGTGCGATGAAACCCGATTCCGTGAGTCCATCCTTTTCATACATGCACGGTTTCAGTTTGGAAAGTGTGTCTAGTGAATTGACTATGATCTCTGAGTTTGATTTAGCTCTCGCATCAGATGTTTGGGACACGGTGACGTTTGTGAGACGCGAACCATCCCCGTAGTAAAATTCGGCGAACACGTTTCCAGTTATAACTAATTCTCCAACTGAATCGACTGTGTTTTCTTGGTAATGACTTGTACCGAACGATATCATATGTTGTGGGTTTGTATTGTGAAATCCAAGTCTAGCTTTAGTATCAGCAGCGTATGATTCAGTTATGAAGTGTGTAGACGTACCCGGTCCATTTACCCACTCGGGTATACCAGAACTATTTATGGCTAAAAATTGCCCAGCTGCCCCTTTTGGTAATCGTGTCAGTGTGTTTGTTCCGGATGCATAGAGTATATCACCTGTGGTAAACCCAGTAATACCAGTCGTTGAAGTGACCATGAGATTTCCTTCGAGTGATGATATTCTATTATCAAGAGATGAGACACTCGGTGATGCACCCCAAGTGGGTACACCCGACGCATTTACCGTGAGTACATGCCCTTGTGTAGAACTTATAGCAAGCTTTGATAAATTACCCGCGGAGGATGCATATAGTATGTCACCTTTTGCAAAATCTGTGGTGATCCCATTCGTGTTCGTGATGATGACTTTTTGATTGAGTGTGTTTATTCGCGATGAGTTATCATCTAATTGTGATTGTGGTACAATTGATGTGAGCTCCGAACCATCACCATAGAAAAAATCAAGTGTCGTGACATTTCCATTGACAACGACATTTCCACTCGTCTCCAGTGATGTGACTAGGTTTGAAAATGTTATTTTGTCGTTTGTTACGGCGTCTTGGGAAGTTACTTGTTGAAGTGTGGGTATGGGTAAATTTTGTAATTGAGATCCATCTCCGATGAAATGCCCAGTTACTTGTACGTCACCAGCGAAATATGCACCCTGTGTAGCCACATTGTCATTCAATAGAACGTTATCGAGTGTAGGTGTAGGTAGATTTTGTATTAGCGAACCATCACCTATCAAGTACCCCGATGCTTCTAGGTCTCCGGCGAAATATGCACCTTGTGATGCAACGTTATCGTTCGCGACGACAGTTTGAAGCGTGATATTAGGTGCGGCTGGTAAATTTTGAAGTTGTGAACCATCACCTATTAAAAATCCAGTTGCTTCGACATCGCCGTTGAAAGATGCACCTCTCGGTGCAACGTTGCCATTTGTCACAGTAGTTTCGAGTGTTATGGATGTTTGTGGTGGTATATTTGTGAGTTGAGAACCATCACCTATAAAAAACCCTTGTGTCTCGACGTTTCCTTGAAATTCGACACTTTGTGTCGATGTATTTCCCCTTTCTGTAACCGTTTGAAGTGTTTCTGGTGGTTTACTGTAAAATTTTCTATATGACCGACCTCGTGAACCACACGGCATTCTATGATTACTTTCTATTATTTTTGAGCCTTTCCATACGCTCTCTGAGTTCTTGTATAGATTTTACAACGTATGCTATGAAATGGAGATACCTCAAACACGCGTGACGTTTACCCCAATCGGAGTAATTAGGTTCGGGTACACGATCGTTCGGTGTGGCATCTCTATCTGGCCACACGATGTGTCTCATTTCCCTAACACCGTAATACATCTCTTGTGCTATGAACCCAGATTCGCGTTTTCCTTCTTTTTCATATATTTTTGGTACCAATTTAGATAGTGTGTCGAGTGATTTAGACATGGCTTTTATTTTAGATTTACGACGTTTATCACTAAACACAAGCAATTGTCCGGCTTTTCCCAAACTAGGTGGATTACGATTGGTCGTTCCTCCACCAATTGGGATTAACGGAAATTGTGGAAATATCATTTTACTTCCATCACCATGTATATAATTTGCATATATGCGACCGTATGTATATAATTTCCATTTTATACCGACCGGGTGTTTTGTACTACCAGTTCCAGAATACGAATGACCGTTTTCAGAATAGAACATAGTATCGTTAAAACGTAAACTAAATAAAAGGCTTAGTATAGGTATTCTATCATTTACAGGTCCTGTTGTTATATCTGAATCGAGGTCTAGTGTAATATAATTCAATGTACCAGATGTACCGCTTCTGAATATTGGTATGTTAGTACCGTATGTATCATAGTTACTTGGATGTAACCACATGACATTTTCACCCCATTCATCCATGCGCAACAGGCGTCCATAACCAGTGCCGTAATCACCGTATATGAGATGCGTGTTATCCGCCGTCGTTTCTCTCGCGAGTCGTCGTACATCACCCAGTCCATACCCATACAATATGTCGCCGGTCGTGAGTGAAGATAGGTTTACCGTGTTGGAAAATATAAATTCATTCTCGAGGTCATTAGTCCTCGACCCTATATTAAGTATGTTTGTAATCGTTTCCCATTTTGGAAGAGTATCCGCTATTAGAATCTGACCATTCGAACCAATTGATAATTTACCTAATACACCGTTTGATGTAGATGTAAGTATATCACCCTTGCTTACGGGTGAAAGTCCACTCGTATTTGTGATTATTTTCTTGTTTTCGACACTCAATATACTCGAACTGAGCACCGATAATTCATATATGTTGGCTACGCCATCCAAAAACTCACCATTTCCAATGAGTTTAGAACACGTAACATTTCCTGTAATCACTACATTCCCGGACGTTACAAGGGAGGTCACACCGTTTGTGAATGTTATGAATTTATTTGTCGATGAACCCGATGTAGTGACCTCTTGAAGTGTATTTATAGGTAAATTGGTTACTAAAGAGCCGTCACCTATTAAAAAGCCCGATGCGGTCACATCGCCACCAAACACAGCGCCTACGCTAGATACGTTATTCGTGGTAACTATGTCATTAAAATCGAGTGTTTGGTCGACAGCATTGGTTATGTATGTTCCATCCCCGATTAAATACCCCGACGCGCTCAAATCACCATCAAAATATGCACCACTTACAGTTACGAGGTTTCCATTCACGACAACATCATCGAGTGTTAGCCCAGTTGGACCCAACACGTAAGGTAAATTCGTAATGTACGTCGCATCACCTAAGAAATATCCAGATGCTTCCAAATCACCGTCAAAATATGCACCACGATTGGTAGTATTACCGTTTGTGACGACGTCATCAAGTGTCATGAATGTGAAGTATTGAAAATTTGTTATACCCGATGCGTCACCCAGAAAGTAACCACTTGTTTCTATGTTACCCGATATTAATACCCCATTTGTGGTGACGTTACCATTAGTTGTCACGAAATCGAGTGTTTCGATTGAAGTGACCCGTTCGTAGTATTTTCGATGAGATCTATCATCCGTACTACAAGGCATCCTGTAATTACACTACAATTTTATCAAACATGTACCCCGCGCGAATGCATCGGGTTCTTCGGGTTTTACTTTGGGCATTTTGAAACCACCCTGTTTATAGACACGAAGACGCTTGTTATACATGGCGTGACACACTGACCATTGATCAAAAATATCGTAGATGTTTGGGTTATTCTTTTTTCCCTTTGTTTCACGCATGACGCGACCTATGGATTGTACTATGTCGGATTTGGGCGTCGCGAGAATAACCGTGTCCAGAGAAGGTATATCCAAACCTTCATGTGCTTGACTAAAAGTTGCAAATATTATCTTTTTTGTGCTTGATTCTGTGAGGTCAGCTTCTTTCATACCCCCCATGTAAAGACCTGAATTATTTGGAAAACACTGATGCAACATCATGCAGTGTTGACGGCGGTCACTTAACACAAGTAATTGTCTCGTGCTTTGTGTGATACGCTTGATGAGACCCACGAGCATCGCGTTTCGTTCGCGCATTTCTGTCAATTCTGTGATCATAGTCGAGAGTGATAATTTCCCAAATCGAGTACACGGTGGTGGGTCTCTAAAACGCGGGCACTCAAACTCGATTGGAAACACTTCGACCTGCTGTTGATTTTCTCGTTCCACGGCAAAAAATGTAGGACCCATAAACCAGTGAAGCACCTTCGTGAGTCCATCTTTCCTGTTTGGTGTCGCGGATAAACCAAAAATGTGTTTGGGGCACATCTTAAATAAGGATTGACTAAACACCTTTGCACATATATGATGTGCTTCGTCTACTATGAGCGTACCAACGCTATCAAAATCACCGAATGAATATTCTTTCAGTGAGAGCGATTGTAACATGGCTATCACAAAATCACAGTCAACTTCTTTTTTGTTTTGTTGAACTCGACCTATGGTAGCACCTGGACAGAACTGTTTGATTCGTTCTTCCCATTGATTCGCGAGGAATTCCTTGTGTACGACAATCATTGTTCTGTATCCAAGTTTACACGCGATAGCTAACGAAACGGTGGTCTTCCCATACCCACACGGAAGGCTGAGGACTCCATGACCCGCATCAATAGCCGCAGCAAGTGCGGCGTTCTGATGGGTGGCGTCTCTGAGTGTCCCATTGAAACGCACACTAATTCGAACGGGTTCTGGTCTTTTGTCGTCATGAGGTTCTCCCATTTTACTAATTCCATAGTATCTTGGAACGCAGATTCCGTTCTTAGTTGGTCTAAATACCTTGAAAGGCGGTGGAGGAAATCCAAAGTCATCGTTAACGATGGCCCTTACCGTGAGCTCTTTTTTTATTTCGGGTAGTGGATTGTTAATTATGTATCCACTCCTTGTGAGCATTCTACTGTATTAAAGATTACAAACTTTAATAGAGTACATACAAGATGCCAAAGCTTAACGTTGAAGAAAACATTAAGAAGCTCCAAGAAGCCGTCGAAACGACATACCAGGAACTTCACCGACTTCAAGGAAGTCTCCGTGTATTCTTGGGATTCAAGGAGAATGGTTTGGAAGAGATTGATATTCCGGAGAAGAAAGAGGAGGAGTCTGAATCGTCTTAATCACCCAAGCATATCCACTGTGATTGGCGACATTCCATGCGCCACTAAAATTTGCTAATATTTTGACTTTGTCACCCTTAGCTAGAGATTGCACGGGTGTGTCACCTTCGACGGTACACATCACGCGTCTGTATCTGAATGGTACTTTTATTGTTAAAACATTTCCCTCGAGTGGGTCGTCTACTTTTTGTTTGTTCATGATAAATCTCGATTTGCTCTCTTGAAGTCCGTGTATGTAGTCACGCGTTCTGTCGTTCACGACTACGCGCATGTACTTTTTGTCGTTATATTCATACATGGGTTCGTATACTTCACATTCCATGGGAATCATGATTTCCTGGTATATATGGTGATTAGAATTAAAGCTATAAGTACGAATAGTACGAGTGTGACTCGTATAGGTTGTAAAGGGCCTCTGGTATTGAATTCCTGTTTACAAAAAGTACGACTCACTTCTATGGATGCTTCTATGCTCGAGTAAGGTGTATTTCTAGGAGACATCATACCACACAAAGCCACGTGTTTATTTTGACCGAAGAAAGGGACTTGTCCGTGAAGACTCAAAACACCCGATGATTGTTCGAATACCCATCTTCCATCTTTCCAATCAGCACCCCATCCTATGCGTACATTCTTAGGTTCTGGAATATTGAGTTGACGAATCACCTCGGGTTTAAGTATATCTGGATGTGTAGTTAACACCTCTTCCGTGAGGTCACATATGACACACGAGACGGTCTTTCCGTCGGATAAGACCACTGGTTGTAATCGGAGTTCTGTGTTCATACCAAATTCGAGGTCGGATGGTAATGTGACTGGTTCGTCGTAGTCGAGTAACACGTTTATACACCCGTATGTACTCGGACCTATTTTTTTGGATACATCTTCACCCCAATTGTCACCCACGAGTTCGAGTGCTTTACTGTTATCCACGCATAACACGAGGAGACCATCGTTTATTTTTACACCATCAGCGAAAGTCGCCTCGTACCCATCTTCGAGATAATTCACGTCTTCTAGGTTGGTATTAAACATAAACGTGGCACCATTTTCTAAGAGTGCGGTCTGCATGGCGTCAGACATGACTTTACCGGAAACACGTTGAGTGTATTGTTTAGAGAGTCCCACGTGATCGAAATTATTCACGAACTCGTATGCCGACATGGTTTCCCAGTCAACACCGTCCATGATAAATGTAATAGTACGTATGAGTCGTTCACCCGATTCCGTGAGTGACCCAATAGCGTCTTTAAGTGATATGGATTTGTATTTGGATTGTCTCGTGAGGACTTTACCCGCGAGTGCTGTGAGTGTGAGATAATCTTGTATACCGAGACTTTTAAATATGGTTTTGTAAACATCCGTCTTCGCGGGCTGAAACATGTCGTCCCATTCGATTCCCATTTCCCTGAAGAGACTATCGGTGTTTACGAAGGCGTTATCAAACACGATTCTGTGTGCGTGTAAATCACGGGTATCTGTTTCGGGTTCCCACCACGAACCACCCGCCGATGGTTTGCGGTCGTATACGATGACCTCATGATCCGTGGACCTGAGAAGTTCCCACGCGACAGACATGCCTGTGGGTCCAGCACCCACGATGTGGACTCGCATTTATAATAGGGTACCAAAAATATTACGCCGGAAGATACAACACATTCCGCGTGAGTTGATAGAAAATCATGAGACACACCGTCAACACGGTTTGAAAGTCGAGATACGGCATGGATGTTCACAGACGAGGGGTTAGAATGTAGATTGATACTTAATTACCATTATACGTCCAACAATTTATAGTGTATCTTACTGTACCATTTTTTAATTCATTTGTGTAGTGTGGATGTGTCCAATACGGCGGAAATGCCACAGCTTGTCCCATTTTTAATTTTATTTCTCGTTTATGTTCTGGAAAGCATAATTCACCTCCATTGTAATCATCATTAAGAGCTATTATGATACTCATGTTTCTTATTTCAGAAACTTTGCAGTATCCATCTTGTGTTGTTTTCGTAACCACACCATCTTTATGTAACTGTGTCGGTCCTTTTATTTTTCTTAGAGTGGGTGTATCAAAACCACCTATGGATATCTTATATTCATTTTTAAAGGTATTACATATATGTAATATCTTATGCATTATTAGATTACAAACTTTCTGTTCACCTTTATTCAAAATCTCCGCGACGTTTACACTATCCGCGAGAACATTTTTTGATGGTTCATACACTTCTCGGTCTATAACCGCGTGTTTGTTTATAATATCTGTTATATAATCACACTCCTCAGCAGTGAATATGTCATCGAATAAAAATATACAATCAGGTGGGTACATCTCTATAACTAAATTATTTTATGTTTAAACATATTCACCGCGATGTGAGTCTTAAAAAAAATACATGTATATTTTAGATGTCCGTGGGTCCTACCCCAAGTTTGAATTTTATCGGTGACACCGTCGGTGATGTAGCACCACACTCCATGTCTGAGATGCGTGGTATTAACTTCGCATCCGGAAATTCACCCATAACCGGGACCATACGTTTGGGTGATTTTAGGAATCAGACACTTACTGCTGCATTCGTTGAACAAGCCAAGATCCAGGCGTCAGATAATCAAGACGACGACTGGTTCGGTTATTCCGTCGCCATCTCTGGGGATGGTAATACCGCCATCGTGGGGGCGTACTTAGAGGATACAGGTTTTGGTGAAGCTGGAGCGGCTTACATTTTCACGCGGTCCGGGACCAGTTGGAGCGAACAACAGAAAATCCAGGCGTTGGATAAAGCGGCTACGGACATGTTCGCTTATTCCGTCGCCATTTCCAATGATGGTAATACCGCCATCGTGGGGGCGTACTTAGAGGATGGCAATACCGGTAACGTGTACGACTCCGCCGGTGCGGCCTATATTTTCACCCGATCCGGGACCACTTGGAGCGAACAACAGAAATTCGAAGCGTCAGATAAACAGTTTAACGACGAGTTCGGGTGCTCCGTCGCCATCTCCGGTGATGGGAACACCGCCATCGTGGGGGCGCGGTTTGAGGATACGGGTGCGCTTAACGCCGGTGCCGCCTACATTTTCACGCGATCCGGGACCAGTTGGAGCGAACAACAGAAAATCCAGGCGTCGTATAAAACGCGGGACGACTATTTCGGCACATCCGTTGCCATCTCTGAGGATGGTAATACCGCCATCGTGGGGGCGCATGAAGATAATGTGGATGACGCCGGTGCGGCCTACATTTTCACCCGGTCCGGGACCACTTGGACCCAACAACAGAAAATCCAGGCGTCGGATAAACAGGGGAACGACGAGTTCGGGAAGTCTGTCGCCATCTCCGGGGATGGGAACACCGCCATCGTGGGGGCACGGCTTGAGGATACGGGTGTGACTATCGGTGACGCCGGTGCGGCCTACATTTTCACCCGATCCGGGACCAGTTGGAGCGAACAACAGAAAATCCAGGCGTCGGATAAACAGAATTACGACGAGTTCGGACAATCCGTCGCCATCTCCGGTGATGGGAACACCGCCATCGTGGGGGCGTATAAAGAGGATAGCGTCGGTGCCGCTTACATTTTCACGCGGTCCGGGACCACTTGGACTCAACGAGAGAAAATCCAGGCGTCGGATAAACAGGGGAACGACCAGTTCGGGTGGTCCACTTCCATCTCCAGTGATGGGAACACCGCCATCGTGGGGGCGAATAAAGAGGATACGGATTATACTGACACCGGTGCCGCCTACATATATCAAGCTAGTTATTACACCTAAACAATTTCGGAAGACCTCGTCGGCTATTTTACCCAAAATTGTAAATTTAAATGAAATCTATCCAAAATAAAGATCGTGAAATGCATATTAATTTTAAACGAATACAGTGTTTCAAATCAAAAGACGAGAATAATTGCGAAGCAACACCATGTTTTTTCAATTTTAAAAACACAAAAAACTTTTTTTATTTTTTCAGAAACTTTTCAAAGAAGAAAGCGTAGAAAAAAATAATTTTTTTATTTTTAATTTTCGAGATGATGAGATTTTTCAAATGGACTCGAGTTAAAGATTTGCGACATACATGTATAAATGAACTCTGTACTCAAAATTGTACCCGGTCACAAGGGTGTGATCGTGGGGAGCCGAGAAGACATGATACAGCGGACACTTCGACAGAGTCGCGTAAAACTCACGACTAAATATATGTGGAATCCAAATCGTATGACGTACATGACGGTACATTACCTTCCCGACGGAACTCCGTATAATGCCATGACGTTAAAGAATAAAATATCTCGATATGATAAGGATGCGGACATGTGTCTCGCTAAAAGTTCACCCTCCGACAAAACAGAAACGTAAAACATGGAAGTTTGCGGCTGAATTTCTATGGCGCAAGAGATTCACAAAAAGTCAAGGTGAACTTGGTTCTTGGACTCGAGATCAGTTAATAGAACTCGGTCCAACATTTGTAAAGTTAGGCCAAATTGTATCAACGCGCGCAGACCTTTACCCTGTAGAGTTTACACGAGAGCTTGAATCTTTACAGGATAATGTCCCACCGATAGACGAGGGATGTGTAAAAGATGTTGTAAATGCGAACAATGTATTTTCAGAGTTTGAATATGTACCATTTAAATCGGCGAGTATAGGTCAAGTACACAAAGCTAAGTTATTGGATGGACGTGAAGTTGTAGTGAAGATAAAACGACCCAATATTTACGATATAATGAAACGCGACACTGATAATATAGTGGATGTCGTGAACTTTTTAGAAAAGGTGGGGATAGACACGGGTGCGACTTCCGGTCGTGTACTCGAAGAGTCCATCGATTACCTATTATCTGAATCTGACTATGTGAAAGAGATGAATAATGCGAATCGCATGCGACGCGCTTTTAAGGGTGTGAAATGGGTAAAAATACCACGCGTGTATCGCGAACTGTCGAGTGAAGACATGATAGTCATGGAATATGTAAAATCGGAAAAACTTACGGAAATACACGACGAAGATGTAAACCCCAAAAAGGTGTGCGAAGCGCTCATCACGTCTTATGTGATTCAAACCATGGAAAAGGGGCTTTTTCACGCCGACCCACACCCGGGAAATATAGGTTTTTCTAAAAATGGTAAACTCGTGTTTTATGACTTTGGTCTTGTGATAGATATATCTGATGAACTCAAAGAAGGTTTCCAAGACCTGTTTAAATGCATCATAAATAGGGACACAAAAGGTATAGTACAGACACTCATAAAACTAAATATAATAGTTCCGACGACGAGTGATACCAGTGACATTGAAATATTTTTCAAGACCGCACTGAACTATCTCGAGACACTCGATGGTGGGAGTTTCAAGAATGATATTCTCGAAGATGAGATACTCTTATCTCTCGCACAAAAGAAACCATTCACGATTCCTACATCATTCGTGTATCTCGCGAAAGCATTTTCTACGGTGGAAGGTACGTGCATAAAACTCGATGAAAATTTCAATTACTACGAATACCTCGAACCCATGATACGCGAACAATTCATGGATTCTTTCGATATTCAAGACGTGTTTTCGACATCATTTGAAATGCCTTCGCGTATAAAAAACATAAGCACAGCTGTCCTGGGCTTGGAAGAGTCCAGGGCATCTATGAAAAGATCGTTAGAAAAGACGAGAAAGGAAATGCGTTATGCGCAGTATAGTGTGTTATCTGCGGTCATAGCTGGGAACATGGTAGAACACTTACCTTCTTTTACATTATTGTCTGCGTTGAGTGCGTGGTTCGCGTTTACTTCTTATAAAAGTCGATAGAAACCTCTTCTTTTGGTTTCTTTTCTTCGGCAAAGAAAGCTTTGTGGCTTTCCAAAATCTCACGGGATCGAGTCTTTTCACCCTCTGCGATTTCGGAAAGACGCTCACGAATAGACGTAAAATCGTCCATTCGCTGTTTCTTCATCTTTTTTCCGTACTTCTTGAACTTCTTTCGAATCGCGTTTATGTTAGCTTGGGTCGAGGCAATAGAGAGCATGTTAATATAACATTACAAATTAATATTCAATCTTTTCAATTTTTCTTCGAATTCACGCCTTTCACCCGGTGATTCAATCTTTTCACCGGTGGCGATAGCCCTGATTTCGGGTCCAGTTAAATGCATGGCATCCGTGCGGAAATCCTTGAATGCCTCCATCGTGACGGGGACGAGGGGTTTGACCAGTTCGTAAATCGCATTAGCATATTCGCGAATTTCCATTTGGGCGTGTTCATCCATACGTAGATGAAGGTAATGCATGAGATTGTGAAGGTTGATCTTCCAATAGAATTCCGTGTACGTCGATTGTGGAAGGTTACCACGCGCTTGTTCTCTACACGTACCTCTATCAAGAAGGTCTTGGTATAACTCAAAAGATTCACTGAGTTTTTCGGAAACCTTTGACGAGAGTTCTTCCCCGACATCTACGACACCTTCTGAACCTTGATTGTTTACTTTGGATTGCCCGCGTAAAACGTCTGGTTCGTAGTATTGTGTCGGAACGACGGAGTATCTGGCGGAGAGTTCGTTGATGCTGGCCATGCGGTGGCGCATATGCTGTCGAGCGATATAGATGGGCATCTTGATGTGAAACTTGAATTCCACCATTTCGAAGGGTGTTGTGTGCCAGTGTCTAAGGAGATATCGAATAAGTCCGCGGTCTCCTCGTGAGGTTTTAGTCCCATCTCCATACGAGACTCGGGCGGATTGTACGATGGCCGCATCCACATCTTCCCGAGGCATGTGGTCCACGAGGCGAACAAATCCGTGATCCAAGACATCTTTCTGCATGGTTAATTACATATAGGTTTAAATCTTTAATCCCATGACATCCTTTCTTTGAGGCGCCTTAATAAATAAGGTGTGAGTTCATATAAATTACCTACCGGTACATATCTATACTCTACACCTGTTTTCTTACCCATTCCTAACAATTGCGCTGTGACGTATCGGTCTTTGTCAAATTTTGTCGCGTATCGGAGTGATGGTGCGTTATGTGTCGCTAAAATAGTGTGTGTATGTGGACACACGAGCGTATATGTCATGGCTTTTTTGTATTCGTTGTCAACGTCAGCTTTGGTATCAAATAAACCCTTTTGGTTTCTCAAGTATGCACCTCTCACGAGTTTCACACCGAGTTTAAATGAATCCCTATGTGCTCCTTCTATATCGTGTAAGAGTTCCTCCATGGCGTCGCGTCTATACATCTGATACGTTTTATACACATGTACATCGTCTTTTGTATTGTGTTCTCCCATCATGTCATAACATATGTCTGGGTACAACACATCTTCGGCGTCTATGCATACCTTAACACCACACGTCTTCGCATGTTTTATGATATTATGTGCGCAATCTCTTGCATCTATCTTCGATTCTCTCGATCCAAAACTCGTGAGTTTTATGGCTGACATAGATCCGACGGGGAGTGCCGTGATGATTTCTTTAGTCGTCTCGGTAATGTGAAACGCCTCGGATAATCTACAATTTTCTTTTGCATAGTCAACTATGACTTTCTCGCCTCGCCTGTGTAACATTCGAATTACACGTGGGAGTTCGGTGAATGTTGCTGCATACCTGAGCATTAATCATTAAAGATATTTTTTTGTATCGGTCCATCTCGCGTTTATATTTTTCTACGAGGTTTTGCATTCTTTCGCGAGCTCCTCTATACTTTTATAATACCTTTTTAAATCTTTCATAAATCTCTTGTTTTTATCGAGACACTCACACTCGGGTTTGTTAAGGTAAATCCACGCGAGATTTGATTTAGAATAACGCGTTTCTTTTTGGTTTTGGTTTGGTTTTCTAGCCACAAGTTTTTTATTTTTTACGGTTTTCTTGAGTGGTTCCACACGTTTCGTGAAACTAATGGCTTGCATCACTGTATCTGCGAGGTCATCTTTCTTTTTGGATTCTTTGAATATAGGAAGCCAATGTGAATTCACGGGATTGCTATTTAAAAAGGCTTCACACCGCTCGATGGATACTTTTTTTCGTTTGAGATACTGTGCTTTACCCGGACCACACACATCGGGAATCTTAAATTTTGCATCATAAATTATTGTTTCTGAATTTGGTGATTTTATAACAAAGTATGCATGTAAAAAGTTCTCTACCATTTTCATTTTCTTATTTCTATCAGGTTGCTTCTCTATAAGAATTATGTTTGAATCGAGTACCCATGGTCGTTCGTCTAGATGTTTTCTCATGGACACAAATAATCCGTCCTTGTGCTCAGGTGGTACACCTGAAACATCCCAGTTCACGACGAGATTGGATGTTTCCTCGAATTGACACATGGCCAGATTTCGTATACCAACATCTATACTCAAAATCATTAATTTAAAGAAAAATTATTTCTTTATCTATATAAATGAAGAACAGACAGATTAACACAATAGCTGTGATTGTATCACTGGTCGTCGTGACATACTGGCTGTATACCATTCGACGTGAAAAATTGGAGGGTAAGGATTCTAAGGCGGTGAAATACATCAAGGAAGCTTCCCCAGAAAAGTTTATCAACCCATTCATCGTCTACGGTATGGCGAAGGAGTTAACCGAAGATGAAGAAAAACTCGCGAAGATCATCCCACTCGTGAAGTCAGGTGACCGCGAAGAATTGATCGCGTACCTTGAGTCTTTGTAAATTTTTGTTTTTAGTGGTAACAGTACACCACAGAGAACAAAAATGTAATTTAACGTCGCATACCGGGCATTTTCATTTTAGAAAAGTTCGCGGTCTTGAGTCTGTTTTGACCAGCTGGGGACATACCCATCATGGCCACGGCGATGATTATCATCACACACGACAGCACAGCGCCAATGATCGCAAATTTCATGGGACCGGTGACTGCACCAACCACACCCGATACCGCCTCGCCAGCCGATTCAATGGCTTCGGCGGCCCCACCAGCCTTGGACGCGGCAGTGGCTTCACCCGTGGCTACGATTTCGTTTGCCATTTTGTTGGTCGTGACAGCCGAGAGCAAGTTCTTCGCGACGGCTTGTGCGGCGAGATCGGCCGATATGTTTTGTTTGAATGTCAGGGATTCGCCATTAAAGCAGTATACTTCACCAATGTTAATTGTTTGCTCTTGAATATTAACAGCTTCATTTACCGTTTTCGTCAGGTTATTGGTTTCGAGATTAGTTTTCACGATGTTTTCTATTTCTGTGTTAATCTTTTGGTTGACGTTTTGTCTGTCACCGAATTGCATGTTCCCCATTTGTGTTTGCTTATCGAGTGCCGCCCCCGCCTGTGCTTGAAGTTCGCTCACGATATCATTTTCAACGGATTGGAAACTTTCTGTAATTTGTTCAGTCGTCGCCATAAAACTTGATGTAATCTCTTGACTGGTAGTTATATTACACCCGACAGATTTCAATATATTGAGTTCCATACCTTGAATGTTCTGCATGGTGTTTTCATTGATGGATTCGTTATTGGTCACGGAATTATACATGACATCATTCACAACACTCATGTTGAATTCCTGGTTGATGGTACTACTTCCTCCACCACCCATGTTGTTTGTTTTGTGCTGAGAAAAAAATAACACTTAAAGACTACCATTTCCTTTAATGCATGTGGTGTTGGTGGTGTTGTCATCCATTTGAAGGTGAAACTTTGAAACTCCCATATAAATACGATGATAAACGTAGTAAATTTTATACATGCGGTGGATTCTGTTCTTGGAGTTGCATGAAAAGATACGCCATAGATAAATACGGAATTACACGTGGAGGTATCATATGCAGTAACATTATCATTATGCGAAAAAAGTTATACAACAAACTTGGTTCGATAACAATAGCACCTCTACGTGAAAGACTCAATGTGTTTGGTGGGGACCTCACTATAGAAGAATTTAGGAATAATAGCGTCGTCGACAAAGAAAAACCCAAAGAAATAGACATGAAACCTCATGAAGACCGGTTAATACCAATTATTTCAAACACAAAAAAGATGGATGAAATAAAGAGTGCATCCGGTAAAAACGAGACACTCAAATTAAAGAGAGATAAACCACTCAAACGAAACCAGAACAATCTTGAATCAGCACTTGGACTCATCATTAAGCCCAAACCTTAGAATTCGACGTTGTTTATTAGTTGGTTTCGATTTGGGTATATTTTTTGTGATCAAACTATCTATCCAGGTCTCTCCATCGTATGCTTTCCAACGAATGCCATACTTATCTATGACCTTTCGACATAGAACACACGGAAGTGATACACCTTCGCCATAACTGGTCTCTCTGTGTATCACTAGCGTACCAAACTTACGTTTAACCCAAGCCGCAAACTGATGACCTCTGTTTCCTCGTTTGAAACACTCACGTTTTAGTGTTTTTATCATTCGCCTTTCGGCGCAACATATACAATCACTCTCGAAAGTGGCGAAAATGACGCGTCGTGTAAGTTGTGACAACCGGATAGCACGGCATTATTACCTAACCATACATACATCGTTCCTTTTAATAGAGTTACAATTATCACATGAATGCCCTTCAAAAACGAAACAACACGTGTCACATTCATTCAACACTCGTATGTTTCTTTTTACAAGCTTATCTTGTGAATGTAAGATTAGGTCTTTCACTGTGTAAATTCCATACATAACCATTGTTTCCAGATTTGGAAATTTCATCCTATTTACCAAAGCAACCACAACCTTTAGTTATCTTTAGCATCACGGAGAAGCTGTCGATCATGGGTGGAACCATCTTTTTGAGGACGACTTCCAATTCGGAATCTTCTTCACCTTCATCGATTTGCTCTATCAAAGAGTAAATCAAATCAAGAACGAGTTCTTTCTTCTCTGGACCCTTGAGTGCCTTGATGCTGTTGACTTCCATCATCAAGCTGGAAACGATACCACAGATGTTTTCCTTGTTGACACCCGTTTTCTTGTATCGCGCGGTCAACATCTTGACACGTTCCGCGACCTTCTTCGCCTGTGGGGACTTGTTGTCGTATCCATCAAGGATGGATTCTGGTGTGGAGCTCATTTATCATGTATATAGAAATAAATTCTCTAATAATTATAATGGATGCAGACAGCATCATAGTTTTTACCGCGAGTTCACTCGGTGCGTATCAATTGGCGCGTGAATTTAGTGACGTGTATAACATGAAGAAAGTTGATGGTTATACACCCGAATATGTGATATCTGGTATAGCCACGAGCATACTCTGGGGAATTTACCAGTACAGAAATGGTTCAAAATACTACGCTATGTACTCTCTAACAGGTGTGTTACTTGGTCTCTATACACTCGCACAGATTCGACGTTTGACGGAAGACGAGCCTCAAATGTTGTTTCCGACGTAAGCTTACCCACAAATTGTAATATTTTACATTTTTCTTCGAAAGTTAATCTTCCTGTCTTTTGCATCACATAAGACAGGAGCATTAAGATGATTCGAATTGAATCGACCACATGCATATCTATTTTTTACAAATTTTAAAAAGTAACAATTTTCCTTCGTCTGAAATATTTGACATAAATGTCGCATAGAACCTTTCAGCCGTGACCTGTGTACCATCAAGATATGTGATCATATTTTTAGATTTTCTGAAAGTGTTAAGTGCGTCGTAATGTTCGGCACACCAGCGTTTTAATTTATCTATATGTGGTTGTGAGCGATTTATTATCTCTTCTCTCGCATTTTTACCCGCTGCGAACTGAGTCTTGTACTCTATGTAATCGTCTATTTCGATGAAATCACCCGCGGTTTTTTCTGGGGGTACAATTTGTGTATCAGCCGCGACGGCGTCAATCAATATTTGTTTGAGCTTTTCGAGTTCGTACTTTTTAATATAAAATTCTTCCGTGCCTTCTATGTTACCAGATTTCTTTGCACTTAACCCACCTAATGTGGCAAATACAGAACCAATGCAACTCAGTGAACACACCAGTAACAAAAAGATAATTCTCTTATCCATCTAGTGTAATACGAGATTAAATTTGTTGAGCCATCGGTCCTGGCAATGGTCTATAGCTAGACATTCTCGCGCTTGGTTGGATACCCCCTCGCGTCAATGATGGCATTTTCACACCACGACGCTCCATCATGAAGTACATAGATGCCATCAACAAAAGTATGTGACCCAACAACGAAACAATACCAAAGTTTCGAGCCGATTTATCAGCGGTGCTACTACATTCGTTGGTCATCGCCAAAGTCATGGAAGATGCAATGAGACCGAAAATACCGAACAAGAGCCCGAACGCCGCGGCTTCGGATTTCACAATCTTAGTCAACAAAAGTGTGAGAATCATGGCGATGGCTGCGGCCATCGTGTGACTCAAGAACCCCTTGAGATTCTTCCATTTCTGCGAATTTTGTACTTGGTCACAATCATTGAAGGTCTTGATTCCTACCGAACTCACCGCGATATAGAACACGCCCATCACTGCGATCAAAAACAGCGTACCATATGACATTTCCATGTCTTGACCTGTTCTCGCGGCGAGGTTGGACAATTGTTGCATATCTATCTTAGATACGGCCATTTTTATATCATGTACTGAGAAATTATTATGTATTATGATATTGACTGAACCCGGCTGGAGAGGACACTCGTCGAGTGGTTATGGGCGAGTGTAGCTGGGTTTGTAAAAATGCGATTGAATTTTGCAAAAAGTGTGTGAGTTTACCGTTATTTCCGGGTATGACAAAAGATGAACTTGAATTTACATTAAAGAGTCATAGAGATTTTCATCTTCTCTCAATTTAAGTACGCCATCCGTCCATCTATTATTATCTTTATCTACAGACTTTACGTGTAATAGAGCTATTTGTGGATATGGGGAAATACCGATAGTCGTTTTATATCCATATATGGTTTCGTGTATACTATTACCGTGCTTTATCCTAGAAGGTTCATTTTTGTAAACACGATCTAAATAATCCGGCCAATTTACCCAGTCGTATTCATTTACAGTGAATCCATGGTCTTTGTACCATTCATCAGTTGCACCCAAGCATATATTTAATCGCGGAACTTTTATTAATTCGGCGTTTGTTTCCTTTATAATATTTTTTATGTTTTTTATAAGTTTTTCTTTTGGCATTTCATCTGGGTCTAGTACAAATATATAATCACCCGAACATTTACTCGTATGAAAATTGCGATGCGCGCTGAAATCATCATCAAAATCTCTCTCACATGTAACTATATCATCTTTAAAGTGTTCCAATACACGTAAAACTTGTGGCGTTACATGAGCGGTGTCCACCAAAATATTAATTTCATCTTCAGTGTCTTTTGTTCTTTTTAAAAATGAAATGAGCGAATATAATTCCTTCGATTCGTTACATACGGTTATTGCATACGACAGTTTCATTATTAATATTAAAGAATATGACGTCTTTAAGTTAAATATGATACCAGACGTGATTCATAAAGTAATTATAGTAGATGAAGGTAAATTACCTGCATTGCCACACGAAATGAAAATGGCTATAGAAACATTTTATAGAATGAATCCTGGTTACAAAGTTAATCTATTTTCCGGAAATGATTGCGTCAAATATATAAAGACACATTTCGATGATAGAATCCTCAATGCATACGAAAAATTAAAACCATATTCATATAAATGTGATCTGATGCGCCATTTGATATTGTATAATGAAGGTGGGTGGTACACAGATGCAAGGATGATATGTTATAAACCACTTGATGTATTAAAAAAATACAATAAAGAATTTTATGTGTGTATAGATACACCACAACAACAGTTGTGTATGACGACTGGATTCATTGGTTCTATTCCGAAGCATCCAATTTCTAAAAAAATGATAGACATAATTCTATGGAATATAGACCAAATGCATTATGGTATGGATTGTCTCGCGCCAACTGGACCAGGTGCATACATAAACGCTTGCATAGATCATTTACGAATGTTTCCATCAAAATGTATGATAGGAAAACACGTGATAGATAATGGCGAGCAATTTATAGATTATGAATGTGGACGCATGGCAAAAGTTAAGTATAATAATGCAAAAGGCGCAGATAACAGCGATATAAAGGGTGGTAATGATTATGGTGAAATGTGGAGGAATTGGGATATCTACTTAGTCAATACGTAGATGTAAATCTTCTCCTCGTCATCTGTTATGAACTCAGTTGTTAATCCTTCGATTCGAGACAAAATAAAATCTACAACTTTCCAGTTATCGAATATAGTAATATCCTCTATGATTAGTTTTGAACCCTTATTCATTCTACTGATAAGTGAAATAATAGAATTTACATCGGCTGTAATGTGATGGAGTCCATCGATTACGGCGAAATCAAATGAAACATCCTTAAATAAGTTATCCAATTCATCTTTATTGAGTTGATCGACTTTAGCGGTTTTGATATTATCTTCTTCAAACAGAATTTCTTCATCTATATCGGCTCCATATACTTTAGAACCCTTTACAAAATCTCTGAATGCCCGTAGAGATGAACCGGGGGTGGAATCAAACCCCCGGTCTTGTTTGTAGAAGAACATAGTAGATGCGATGTTTGGGTTTTTGGTTCCCATACCAATTTCGAGAATGTTGATGTCTGTTTTGGAGGATAATACATTACTATAGTATTTATAATAAGGATTTATGAACTTATCTGAACCATACTTAATAAACAATTCCTTTAGTTCTTCTTCGCTGTCATTTGCAAATTCAGTGTATTTTTTTACAGTTGGTGTATACTCAGTGAGTGATATACATTCTAACATATTAGGTATAAAACTTCCAGCACCTTCGATCCAAAAATACGGGTGATCTTTCGCACCAGTAGATTTGAAATATTTACACAGAGGGCTTATGTTCAATTCTTGCATGTTGTACACTTATATCTCGTGAAAACTTTAAACTCACTAAAAAATTCTCCAATTTATATAACATGCTCGAAGAGGAACTTGAAGACCTTAGTCGAAAAAGGTCGGAGCTAGACGAGATCATAGCAGATCTTTACGAGCTCAAACCACTTTTAGAAAAGTGTGAAAATGACACCATTCTAAAAGGGTACGATGCATGTGATACAACCGTTTTGTCTCTTACGGAATGGTATATACGTACCAAACCTTTATTCAAAGACCTTGTGTGTTGGCTCAATATGTATTATGAGCAAAAAATAGAGACACATCGAGAAACAGATAAATTAAAACAAAAAATAAAAACACTGCGTCACTCCGTTCTCGCCTCGTTTAATAAATCTTGAGAATCTCGGCCACAGCAGGGTGTCTCAGAATGTCTTCGTCGTGCATCATGATATGTTCAACGTACTCAAATTCATTTCCCTTGAGTTTGTGTACGAGATCCGCGAGCCCATTTTTTCTATTTGTGAGGTCACTTTGTTTCAGGTCACCCATCACAACCATTTTAGAATTTTCACCCAGGCGTGTGAGAAGCATTTTCATTTGGTTTGGTGTGCAGTTTTGCATTTCATCACCAATGATGAATGCATCGTTAAATGTCCGTCCCCGCATGAATCCAAGTGGTTCAACTCTCACCGAATACTCCAATTGATTGCGCGTCAATTGCGTTTCGAACACATCCATCATCGGTCGAATCCATGGTTCCATTTTACGTTCCATCTCCCCGGGGAGGTATCCCATATCTTCGTCGGCCGCAACGATTGGTCTCGTCAGAATAATTTTACTGCACTCCCTAGACTTGAGTTTTTCTGCTGCATATTGGCATGCAAACATAGTCTTGCCAGACCCAGCAGGTCCGGTCGCGATTATGATTGGTTTATGTGATTGCAATACCTGTGTGTACGCAATCTGGCCGGGCGTCTTTGGGATGTTCATATAATATTACTTAAGGTTTTTTCTTTATTACATTATAAGATGGAGTTTCACTTCGTGAATGTTGGTAGGACTAACTTAGCTACTATAACCGACCCGAAACACATACCAAGAGCTATATGTTTTAGAGATCGCGTAAATGCTGTAAAGTATGTTGATTATCTCTCTACGTATAGGTCTAAATTTGGATATTGGCCGAGTATCGATTTAAGTGAGCCAATGACCAAGATTATTCCAAAGGAAGGTGCAAAAAAACGCACACCTGAGTATGTGAGAAAATTCATAAAAATAAACACGCTCCAACAACATGAACTCAATGGGATATCCATGACTTCTGGATTATCTTACTTTTATTGTCATGATTTTGATTGTGATGATGATCTTTTGAACTTAAAATTGCGTGGTCAGGAAATAGATGGCATGGTTGATGATGAAATGTACAAAGAATCACTTGAATGCAATTTAAAGATAGAATAATCTATTGTATTATATAATGGGTTCGATTTCACTTAAATTTGATCCGACCAAAAAGGAACACGTCGAATGGCTCAAGGCGGCGAGTGACAGTTTTAAGAAATCTATGCGCGAAAAAAATGATTTTATGAAAGTCGTGAACGAAAATCCAGT